GCCACAATCTTCCAGCAATTCATACATGGCGGAGGCAACAATCCATAAAGCTCAAAGTAAATCTGAAACCACTTTGAACAATTCCTATCCCAAGGATGTTCAACCATAATAAACGGAGTGTGTCGTTTGGGAACCGTCTCCGCAGTAACTGTGTTGTCATAGTGAACTCGCATTACTCCTGCATCAATGTGTTTCTCGATTGGCTTAAGCACATTCCTTTTTGCCAGTTCTTGATATTCGCCCATAGTCTTTGCTCCTTTCTCCCAGTAAAAATTCAATGTTTGAACTTTTGGAGTAGCCCCCAAAAGAACCACTCCAAAAGGATAGGGTTTAAGAAACGTCTGTAACAATGGCTTGGGTCATGAACTTCCCTTCTGTGGTATCCTTCCCGATAGGTCGGACGTAGACTTTTTCCTCATTGTCCACCAGGTCAACAGCACCCACAACACAGACTCCGTTGAAGTACATAATCCCAGCAAGGGAAGCCCCTGTAGTGATACAATCAGGAAGCTGATCCATAGCAGCACCACAGTTGACAAATGTCGCATTCTCGAAATAGGCAAACTTTCCGAGATCAGCATCTGCTGCAGTCTCAATAAAAGCATGATCTGCGTCAGCAGCTGCATTGAGATCTGCAATCCACATACAGTCGTAAAAATGCAAGTTATCACAGGTCCCTGCCCCAATGGTCATATCTGCAGCACCATCAGTACGTTCAATCTCAGTTCCACCAAACACACATCTGCGCATGATGAGATTTGAACATCCATCAAGCACTGTGCCCTTGACTCCAGCTGCGTCAGCCAAAGCAGTATTCGCAGCGTTGTGAAAGTGACAATCCTCAAATATGAGATCATCTCCTTCAATGGAGACATTGATTACATTCGCTGCGGCTCCACGATGCCTAAAGCAAATGTTGGCGATATAGCATTCGTTGGCTGTAAACTCCCAGTTTCCGGTTGTGGGAGTTGCATCAGCATTCCCATTAGTAAACTCAACAGGATGCTCGATATCATGTCTTGGTCCAACTCCGATCAAGTGACATTGATCCTTGTTCCAATCCAGGGCCGTAGTACTTTGAACATATTGACCAGGATAAACAAGACAAGTGTCTCCACGATCAGCAGTCATCTCAACCAAAGCAAGTGCTGCAGTGGTAAACAAACGATCTGCAGGGACTCTATCCCGAAGCCATTCGTAGTATTGAGAATCAACTGGAGCTACGTGGAAGAAGTCACCACAGCCAAAGAACGGCATCCCTCCTCCCAGAATCTTCAGCGGATCAATCCCTGCGTCAGGTGCAATGTTCATATTCTTAATCATTTTCTTTAACCTCCATCATAGTTTACCCCCTCCCCCACCGAAATGAGGGAGGGATACTGGGTTAAAGGGTCAACGGTTTAGTTAGTGGCTGTATATGCCAAGTCACAAAGCACACCAGATGAGTTCCTACGTTTGGTCCCAAGCTCCGCATAACGGAAAAGGACTGCCTCGTAGGCGTCGTACTCAGCGATCCTTGAAAGGACGGCTCCATCTTTGCTCATCCAGTCATAATCACTCATACGATAAATGTTGAGGTCTTTGGTGGTAAGGAAGTAAATCTCACCATCAATAGCGTCGAAGTCCACAGTTAGTGGAACGCCATTGTAGTCGAGGGCTTCCCAGCCACCGTCGAGGGTCATGGTGTTAACCGAGCGTCGGTCAGTTTGACACAGATTCAAATACTCTCTTCGCATGGCATGGGAGGTTATGATCAGGTCGGGACCGTAGCCCTTACCCGCCTTAAGCTCCACCTTGTCAAACATCTTTTGCATCAGTTCAAACGAAAGAGCTCGTTGGCCCGCATACCTCCCTGAGGGATGAGTATCAACCTGAGCTTTCCACCATGTGTAAGTTCCTACGGCAAGGCCCTGCAAACCATCAGCAGTGGGCAAGCCCGAACCAAAAGAGTTAGTTGCATCGTAAAGAGGAATCACGTCCAGATCTTCGTTGGTCACAATCCCACGAAGTCCAACCATTTCCTTTCTGGCGTATCCTGCATCCGAGGTATGCAAGACTGTTCGAACTGCCGAAGGCCTTACGAGAAAGTCTCCTTCAGCTGTGCTCTGGCCAGGAGTTGTATTGGTCAAAACATCAGTTGAAGTTCCCACAGTCACCGCAGTTACTGCAATGTCCGTAGTGTCAATGGCAAAGTCTGTTGCGGCAGCACTCGAGAAGCTGGCAATAACAACCACATTGCCTCCGGCATTCTCTTCAAAGTACTTACCACCAAACGTAGTACCAAACCCATCGCCCCAAGTATTGCCTCTGTACTTTTTGGCAAGCTCAATGGCGGTAGTGTCAGCAGCAACGCAGTGGCCCAACATTCCGTAGCCACAGCCCCACAACTGCCGATTGATGTCCTTCATCAGATCGTTTGTCACGCCTCTGATTTCCGTGTCCATCACCCGAGCATAAGCACCTTTCTCATCTCGAGTCGCTGCGATAGTTGGGCCACTAAACGTCACCCTACCGTAGTTATATCGCATCGGAACAGTCGCAGTCTTGAATTTCTGGTAATCGGCATCTGGTAAGGTATCGCTCTCAAGACGAGCACCAAATCCCTTGGTCCTTCCATAGTGACACTCAATAGTGGCGTTCTTACCAGACACGTCCGTTTCGTTTGTGTCTATAAGATCGCTCAATATTGTATCTTGGTTAAGCTGCTCCTGGATTGCGGGGAGGTAGTAAGTCTTCAACACCTCATCGTAATTCGACAGGATTGCAGCAGTTGATCCTGTATAAGCCACTTCGAGTCACCTCCTAAGTATTTTGACCTTTGATAAAGCTCATCATTGCATCCTTAGGATCGACAACATCATCAGACTTTTCGCCAGGTTTTCTCCTGTTTGAAAAACTGAGTCTCTTGCCTTTCGTAAGAAAAACAGCGGAGCCATGATCTGGGTCTTGTTCTTTGAGTTTGTTCGCCTTCCAAGCGTCATAGTCAACTCCGAGCTTTTTGGCAGTCTGACGCTCAAAGTTTTCAATCTTCTTGGTCTTCTCATTAGCCACTGCGTCTGCGATTTCCCAGATGTCTTTTGTTCTGTCCTGTCTGGCAAAGGCAAACACTTTGGCAACATCATCATTATCGAGGTGAGGATGATCCTGCAAAATTCTTTCCTGAACCTTCCCTTTGAAAAGCCTTCCTTGATCTCTTTCCACATTATCCAGACGGCCAACAATACTTTGCATCGCTTTGTTCACAGTCTCAAGTTGTCGAGATACGCCAGTCACATCTAGACTTTGTTTTGAGGGATCTTTGTTTGGGTCTTCCCTCAGCGAGGGATCAGGCTCCTTCTCCTCTTTTTGAATCAAATTGCCTTGTTTGTCAATCACTCCAGCCTCCACGAGGTTACTCATTGCAGCGAACGAGCCTTCCATCGACTGAAGCATTTCCGGTACGCTCACCTCATACTTTTCAGCGGCTTTCAACGCTGCAGCAGCTGATTCAAGTTTCTTCTCCATTTCCACAGATCGTCCGAGAAGGTTAGTGATATCATCTGGTTTGAAGAATTTCTTCTCCCCATTCACTTCAATCTCGACACCTGCGTTATCCCCTCCGTTTTGGAGATCGCCAGCATCTTTCGTCATGTCTTACTTACCTCCTTTTTTAGTTTTCAATGCAGCCTCAAGAGCTTCCTTGCCTGAGGGTTTCTTTGCTTTGGGCTCAGCCTTCGATTTGGGTTTTGCTTCCTTTTCGACCTTGGCATCAGCCTTAGCCTTCTTCTGAGCTTCGTTGGCCTTTTTTCGCTCCTCTGCTTCGGCTTTCATCTTGATCTGAGCTTCGGTCTCGTGAGTCTTCCTCATTCCTTCTTCAGGAATTACCAGACCTTCTAGTCCTCCCGACAGCACAGCCGTTTGAATCATTCTTCCAAGTCCAAAATTAAATGGGCTCTTCAAAAAGGACTTTCGACAAATGATCTGAGTTTCAACAGGAAGAGAATCAAAATCATCTTCCTGCATTGCAAGTGCAGACTTTGTCATTTCAAACCAGTCCTTTTGAAGCTCAAGAACTGCCTTAGCCACCTTTTGATACTTTGTCCGAAAATCATTCGCTTGCTTTGTTACTTCCACCTTTTTCACCTCCTTTTGCGTTTTCTAACATTGCCTGAAACTTAGCTTGCTTTCGCATTGAAGCCTCTTGTTGTTCAGTCAACATTTGTGTATGCTCATTAAGATGAATCTGAAACACTTGACTGAGCCTTTCAAATGCTTCAGGTTGCCTAAACTTAAGCTTTTGAAAATCCATTCCCTTAAGGAATTTTGCGTGCTCTTGAAGATGAATAGAATGACTGTCGTAAAGATTAACAGGAAGTTCCTTCCCTGTCTTCATCATCACTTCATTCTCATACCTTGAATAGGTTTCATCAAGAATCTCCTCAGAATAAATATCCTTATGAACAGCATCATCAAGCATCCTCTGTACAGTACGCTTTGTCTTAGGATCTTGAGGATGTCCATAGTATCCTATTTCAAACTTACGCAGAATAAGTTGTTCAAGCGAAGCACGACTCTCAGGAACACTCGATTCTCTCTTTATCGAGACATCCGTATTATCCCTGAGGTCAGCTCCCTTGAATGGAAAGACTTCAAATTCTCCCTCTTCTCCTCTGATCTTGAGCATTCGTTCGTCTGAATAACCTTCCTGAATTCGTCTAAGAACTCGAGAAGCGACCCGTTCAAGCCCTTCCTCAAGAATGAGGTGAGTAGGCATTGAGCCTTGGCGGTCCTGTTCCCGCAGGAAGGCAAGCATATCCTCACTCCGTATGTCAGCTCGATTAGTTCCCCTTGTGACTTCATGCTGGTTAAACAAATTCTCAAGACTGAATTGGATTCTCTCCTGTTCTTTATCATAAGTCGAAGGCAGTCCTTTCCCCACAGCATCGTCAGGTTTGTGTCCTAGAACCGGAGTGTATTTGATAATCTGCCCATGTGTATCGTCAGGCTTAGTTTCCAAATTCGCACCACGAGGAGCCATCCACTTTCCCTTGCCCATACTCTTATTGTACTCTTCCATCGAGCTTGTATTAGCATTCCAAGTCTTTTGCAGCGGAACTCCATCTTCCATCGTTGCCTTCCCCCAGAAAAATCCAGGAATATCTATGTCCTTGAAATGCTCCAAATGATAATGATTAAGCGGATAAGTATCCTGCTGCAAAATAATTCCATTGCTTGCAGTCACAAAAAGTCCTTTCGGATCTACTTCATTTGGCTTCACATACAAATCAATCACAAGCGCACCAGGAATTTCAGCATCTCCCATTCCTACTCCACTTCCCATAATGTGCATCACCGAGGAATTCCCTTGCGGAATAGTCTCAGAAGTAACCAATTTTCCCTTTTCGTACATTCCTGCAATCTCGTCAAGAGTGTAGTATTTCATCTTCCATACCCAAGGAAAACTCTGAAGACTGAAACTCCCCATCGCAGTAAACGGAACTCCAATCTCAAACGGAGACCAGACACCACAGGTTGCATTTCCTTCGTATTCAACCTCTCCACTTTGCGGATCAACTATGATCTTCCCTTTCTTAGGGTCCCACCGATCATCCAGAAATCCATTTCCTGTAGTATAAATCCATCCTCCAAGTTGGCGAAGTTTCATCTTCATCTCATCAAACAACCACCAAGCACCTAAGACCTTGTCTCCCATCTTAGCTGCTTTCCTATCATCTGAGTCATGAGTTGAAGGAACAACACTCATCTCAGGTTTATTCTTAATAAGATCACTGATCTGCCTTCTCACCCTCCACCCAAGTTGATTGTCAGTATTCCTTATCCTTCCCTTCACTCTCTTTAATTGCTGAAGAGTCATCGTACTCTGATTGAAGAATGTGTATTGCCTCCCTGAGAAAAAAGCAATATTGACTATCCATCTCTGCTCAAAAGGAGTTCTACACCTTAGTCCAATATCTCGATATTTGGCAACACGAGACCATAACTCCTTCAAATCCGAACTTTGTTCAGAGGCCCTTGAAGCCTTGCCTCGCTTACTTGTTGGTAGAATCCGGTCTCCTATTCTCCTCGCCATCATACACCTCACCAGCTAAAGATTCATCCTGCATAAAATCGTAATTGCTCTCATCAACTTGTTCTGGATATGTGAAGGTCTTAAAGCTTTCAAAGTTTTGACTCATCATCCGATCCAACAGTGTGTTGTTGTCCTTCATCAACTTGTCAATAAGACCTCTTTGCTCAACAATCAGATTATCCCTGTGAACAACAGCCTGTCCCAGAACAATTAGTGCTTCTTCAATCTTCCGTAGTCTTGACCTATCCTTCTTTCTAAACCACATAGCGCTCACTCCTTCCCATTCTCAATGTTTTTTCTGTTTCATCTTCAAAAGGCATTACATCCTCACCAACACTCCCATATTATCAAACAGATCCTCGGCAGCGTCAAACATTGCCTCTTGGATCATATCCACAGACTCTTTCTTTTCCAAAGCCTGAGCAAAGCACCTCTCTTCAATTGAAGGCTCAGGAACTCTCTCTGCTTTAGTCTTGTCAAATATATGAACTGGAAGACCATCAGGTCTCCTTTCAACTTCTTCTCTAATCCTGTCGTAAGGAGTGTACTCGTCTGTCTTCACTGCAATCCCAAAAGAAAACACCTCATCATCGTGGCATCCTCCCTTAGCAATCGGCTTCCCCATCTTATTCTTAATAAATGTCATACACTCCCAGGCACACCTAGCGTCCATAAATCCTGGGCGGGTTTGTAGCCACTCCCTCACTGCACTAACAAGAGCATTCCTACTCACTGAAGTAGTCTTCCATCCCTTCATAAAACTTGCACTGCCTTTTGTTGTATCAAACCTTGGCATCATGAATAGATTGGGCAGTCCGGCCTCCAAACACAGATCGAAGGTTGAGATGCCTGGACCAATCGTTTCGATAGAGGTCCACGTATAGGCTTGTCTAGGTCCAACGGAATACCAGCTGTGAATAGCACGGAGTACATAAGCAAGCTCGATTTCGCTAACCCTGGAGTAGTAACTTGCATCCACACTCTTGGTGTCTCGATTATACACCTTGACTGAATTAAAGTCTCCATCCTCTTTGCCTTCCACCACATCAGCACTAATTATGTAGCAACCGTTGACTGCTGGCTTTTCATAGATTTGCACGAGTCCTTCCATATCATTAAAACTTGCCACAGGTTCAAGTGTGGGTTCTTGATCAAATTGGACCTCACAGCAAAAGCTTGGCTCTTGGTCAAGTGTTCTAAAATACTTAAGGCTTCTCGTTTCTGAGATTCTGTCAAAGACTGGTCGCCCTGCTCCAATATAGTCAATGTCCAACTCTTGAGCAATTTCTGTCGGGCTACGTCGAACGCATTGCTCATCGTACCAAATCGACCTAAGCTTGACTTCCGGCTCATACTTATCTCCTAACTTTTGTTTGTCCTGCCAGTTAGGTGGGGGATACTCACAGTAAAGACCTCGTTTCTTCTCGGGATGCAGTGACCAATGGAACCTGAGTATTTTGGTTTTACCCCCAGAAACAACATCATAGTACTGGCCTCCAGCCCCGAACGGAGTACTAATCGGGATTCGGCAAGGTGAGGCATCTCCTGCAGCTGTCCACGCACTTTTGTCGGTGTGTTCCCATTTAGCAAACTCATCAAACAGTATGGCATTGTAGCGTCCTTGGGTAGAAAAATTAGCATTGTTCGACTCCCCTGTAATACTCGCTCCAGTTTTTGGATTAACAATCCTCATAAAATTGTCATGCTTATTCCTGTGAAACCCTGCGGGGCGGAGCCAACCTGGGAGTCGGTAGAGCGCATACCGTACCTTCTCGAAGTGAGTCCGTGGGTCACCCTTCTTATCGACATAATCTTCGATACGAGATCCAAGAAGGAAATCAGCTCCACCCGCAGGATTAAGCCAAAACCACAAAAAGGTGAGAATCACAATCCATGTAACTCCCATGTCCCTACTCTTTTCCACCCCCAAGTCATGGCCATTGTTTATCGCTTGAACCAAAGCAGCTATCCCTTCATCTTGATACTTATAAGTACAAAATGGCTGCTGATGCTTCGGTTTCTTTCGAGGGTCTAACGTAAAGAAAAAAGCATTGAAAGCAAAGATCGGATCACGAAAGAATTGCTCACGTAAGCGCTCTCGAAAAGCCAGATCATACTCTGCCCTTCGAAGCAAATTCTTCCGCCATCTCATATTTGCTTTGTATGTCTTAGGAAACCTACTCACTAAAAGTACTCCTTAAACTTCTGCACAAGTCCTGCAAGATTATTAGCCATCGCATGACCAAGAATTAAATGCTCAGGATCAGCCATCTTTTGTATAAACTCATGGACATAAGTTGCAAGTTCTGCTTTCTCTTCCTGAGTCAAATTAATATCGGGCTTAACAATCTCTTCAAGAAATTCTTTTGAATCCTTCAGATATTCTGATTTAGTATAAAACAAGGGATCAATGTCCAAAAACTCATCAACTCCATAATCCCAAGGAGTAGATGCTCCATAATGATCTTGATAATAAACATCAGCATGAGGCTTAGCCTTAGCCTCTTGAATTGGATCTCCCAGTTCAATAATCCCTTCATCACCGAAAAGATCATCCTTGAGCTCAATCGGATTGAGAACAGACTTTGTTTGTTCCTTTATATCATTAAACTGGTTAACCAAATACTTAACTTCCTCAAGTTTTCCTGCTGAGTCATAATTCATAAGATGCTTTTTAAGAATATCAGAACTTAGTTTAAGGCTCTTCAACTTATTGATCAACATCGAGTTTTGTTCTTTGTTTGCTCCGCCAAGAGAAAAGGAAAGACTGTCTATTTCATCCTTAATATAAAGAAGCTGATCATGAACCTTCTCTTCAATGTTCCCTTCAGTAAGTCCTTTTCCAAGTCCTTTAAATAACATCATTTCTTGTTCTCTATCTTCAGGAGATTGTCCAACCTTTCTCAAGATATTCTCCATATTAAGCTTTTGAAAGCTCTGTCTCATCCTTGGTTTATCATCCGTCAGATTCTTCCATTGAACAGCTTTCTTTACTGTTCCTTGATACCCAACTCTGTTTATTTGATCCAACTTAGCTTGGGCATCAGCAACGGCTCCTTCTTCCCCAATCATCCTCGCAATGGTCGGATCAGCCTTCCTTCTCTTATCCAAAGGAATAACCCGCCTCGGATTAAGTGCCCTCATTTCATACTCATCATACCTATGTGGACTATGAAGCAAAAACGAATATCCTTGATCCTGAAGCTTATTCGAGATCATTTGATTAAACTCAAGTCTCAATCTATTCTTCCCAAGAAAGTGTTCAAAATCACTCCGTGTTCTAATTGATTCCTCTTCAGGCTTATGCTTTCTAAGCAGATCCTTAACAGATTCCACATAGGCTTTTTGAACAACCTTCTCTCCTTTTGGCAAATAAAGAGGAAGAACCTTTTCCTCAGGAACCCCACCAAACTTAGGAAAAACCCTCATAAACTCAGGATCATTTATCTCCTCAGTAACCTTGTTCAATTGACTCTCAAGATCAAAAATCTTTTGCTCCAACTTTGTCTTCTCAATCCCATATTCAACAACCTCAACCAAGTCCCCAGCAACCTTATCTTCAAGATTTTCCAAGGCCTTTTGTGCAAGATACTTCCTCGATCCAAGATCCCTTTGCTTTGCCTGCAACGCTTTATATTCTTCCTCTCCATGCTTCGCAAAGGTTCCGCCCCGAAACAACCTCGGATTCATTGTAAGACTTTGTCCCCAGGGCTCTCCCACATTTCCAGTCTTAAACCTCGACTCCCCATAATCCCGAATAGCAATCTCTCCTTCAGGAAGATACAATTCGTGCTTAGGTTGCGTTCCTCTCCCATGATACCAAGGACCACGAATCACATCCGAGAAAATCTGTTGCTGCTTAAGCTCATTTATTTTATCAATATTCTTGTATGTTTTGGCTCGAAAAGCATTAGAAATCTTTTGCTTAATTTCATTCTTAGCTAATGCCTCAGGAGAATCATCATAAAGTCCAGTAGCCAACCTATCCTTTGTGACAGCCTTCTTAAGTCCTACTTCAAGTGCTTTGTTCCGCTTCACATAAGGAATAATATCAAATTGCGGCTTAGGCCCCCACAAACTCTTCTCCTTTTGCATCACCTTCCGGAGTAACTTTGCCACAGGCTTAGCCTGCTTAATCTGTGCTGTTCCGATAGGATCAAGAATCAAGGGAGGATTATAAAGGCTCCCCGAAGGATCATAGTTCGGGTCAGACTTATCAATATAATGAGCCGGATTCTCCTGTGGCCAAAGCAACGACTGTCTTCCAGGAACCCTATGCTCAGGTCCTTTCTTCCCAGACACCCAGTTCCAGGCTCTATCCCACCACAGTTGATCCTCATCTATCGCACGAAGTGCTATGTCAACAACAGCCTTAGACATCCTACACCTCTTCGTAATCTCCTTCCACAAGATCCATTACTTCATCCAGCAACTCCTCATCACTCAGTTCCTTCACCTCTTTCTTATTAACCAAATCCCCTTCAACCTTAATCGTAGTCGCTGGTTTCTTAGTCCCAAACCCGAGCCTATCAAGCACATCACGAGCTGCACTTTGCCTAGCCTTATTCCCTCTCTCCTCAATATGCAGATCTTCATCAAGCACCTCAAGTGCCCGATCAGCCATCATTCCAAGCTGCTGTTTCACTCCTGCTGCATCAAAATCTGCAACATTAGACAGCCTGTTCCACTCGGCCAAAAAGCACGGAGAGTTAATAATAACACTCACTTGACTTTGAGAATACCCAGTCTTCTCTGCAATCTCATGAGGTCTCATTCCAGCAACAACCATCCTCACAATCGAGCGTTGGTGTGGGTACATCCGCTCAAGTGTAGGAGTCGTAACGAGATCCCGATTCTGTACTGCATGACGCCCCATCATATCCTCCAAAAGTTCAAATTTTGAATTTTTACTCCCTATGGACTAAAGAGAAGTCGAATGTCGTTTGTTCCAAGTAGCCAAGGCGGAATGACTCTCTTCGATTCGTAAGCCCCCACATCAGGTGAGCCTCCCCTTGCCCTACCTCGAATGTCTGTTGTTGTGCCAGAGGTTGATCCAGCATTTATGCAAGGCGATGAAGCCTTTAGACGGGCCTGCCCAGAGACATAATCACGAAAGCCTGGGTTGGTTGAGAACTGCGATCCTCCAGCGTCGGTAATGGTTCCACTTAGTTCCCCGTAAGCTTCCGCTCGATGCAAGACACAGTTTGTAAGGGTTGCTGTGTTAGCTGTGGCTGTGATGTCAGAGCCAAGCGGATTGTAGAAGGCAGAATTGATGATTGCCACATTGACAGCACTTACTACTCCTGCCCCAAGGTAGCCCATAAAAGAGCAATTCGTAATTCCTCCAGTATCTCCAGCTCCTACATTGATTCCGTAGATCGTCTCGCCTCCACCGTCATAGACTGTGTTGGTGTAGTTAGTAGCTCCGTCCATTTCCTGTGTAGACTCTGTAAGGGTGGTATTCCACATCTTGAGGTTTCGGATGTGGAAAGGCATTGTCTGAGATACTCCAAGAGTGACATCACCACCGGACAATACATAGGCTCCGTCAAAGGTAGTTGTACCTTTTTTTCCATTGACATAGATAGACATCTCTGTTGCACCATCGTCAGTCCAGCGAATGGGAATATTATAGGTAGTTCCACGCACAAACCCATTACCAGCCGTTGCTGCCCCTGTCCCATCATATGTTCTAAAGCCAGAGTTCATATATATAAGGCTTGCAGATTGCGACCCACGCAAAGACACAAAGCCTTCATTTATCGTATATGATGCTTGGCTTGCCCCTGGACGTATTTGACAAAAAAATGTCCCATCCTGGTCAAAGGCTGTATTCATCCCTGCACTCGTTGCCCAAGTCGGCACATCTTTGGCTCTCGCCACGGCAAACCCACCGTCAGGTTCCTCGATGTCAACGGCAGTGATGTTGTTGTAGTCAAAGCCACTATCAATACTTGTCCAGCCTGTGGTTGTGGCGTAGCGTTCAGGGTAGATGTGAACAGAGTCGATGCCTGCGGAGGTCACTTCTTTTGTTACTACATCATCAATAGTTATGTCGCAAGCAGCATTCCTCATTATTCGGAAAGTAATATTATCTTCGGCTGCCGTCCAATAGCATTCTTTCGAACCAGTTGAATTATAAGTACAAGCTGTCCATCCATCAACTTCAACTTTAATAGATCCAGAAGCAACCGTATCAACATCAAACGTAGTTTTATAAAGTTTTCCACCTTCCAAGGCTAATGTTTGTGTCATAGAAATTGCTGAGCCATCACTCACGATTTGGGCTGAACCAGCAGGGTTTTCAGTAATATAATTACCTGCGTCTTCAGCAGAAATTACCCAATCGTCAGGATCATCACCTGTCCAATTTGCAAATGCTCCATTTGTTATTTCCTCCAATCCCAATGCCTCCGCTGCATCCTGCTCCCCGATCCACCCGTAGGCAAACTTAGAATCATCGTCCTCCAGGGTGATTCGATACTTTTCCTCGTCTGAAGTTGCCTTGTTCGAGAAGTTGGCTATCATGGGGTTGGTGACGTTCTGGATGGTCAGGTTGTCGATTGTTAGTGTACCAGAAGTAAAATTATTAAATCTCATATACATATTGGTAGCATGATCAGCGGTAAAATATAGCGTGACCGTTACAGGACCGGAAGTGAAGTCTTGGTTATTTAATTCAACGGCAAAGCCTCCTGGGCCTGACACCTTTAAATCAACAAGAGCATCCAGGGAAGATGTTATATCATAAACTAATTTGTAACGATTTCCGACAGTAAGGTCAGAACTTAAATCCTTTGTATCAGCAAAATACAGGTCGGCTCCATCATCATCGTCAACATAGGTGATAACAAGAGCATCATTTGATATGGATAAGGTGTTCGTGCCTTCAGGAACCCAGGAGATTTGGACTGGTCTAACCGAAATTTGATCAAGATAAATCTCGGCATCGTTGCCACCTCCACCCTCATAAACCCTAACTAGAAGCTCGGTTTCTGCTCCGGTATAGACGTATTCAACTATCTCTGTCCATGTACCAGCAGATGCCTTCATGTCTGTATCCACCACATATCCATCAGAGTCAGCCGGATACCCCATTCTATAAATACCATAGGTGTCTGCGTCACTGGCAACGAGGTAGTACCAAAACGAAACCTTGTGAAGTGTGTTGGCAGCTACGGTCATTGTATCGGTAGTTATATAGTCGTTATTATCATCAGCAACAACATGAACTGAGTAGGTTCCTGAATAAGCCTGGGTACTAGAAGACTCAAATGTTGTCATGCCTGTGTTGTTCCAGAAGGAAGTATCGTTTGCCTCCGTAACTCCGGCAGGTGAGCTTGCATCTTCTTCTGTATTGACCTCGCTCCCCAATATCTGCGGCTCGTCAAACTCTCCCTTGGCAGGGGCGGTGACTTCTTTAATGGTCAGATTATCAATGTAAACACCACCAGTACCCCCATTTCCATTGTCATCAATAACAAGCCAATCTTCTGAAGCAGAGTAAACAAAATAGAAAGTGTAGGTAGTAAATGTTGTATCAGCAGAGGTCAATGTGACATCGTTGCTACCAGCCATAGTTGTAGTTCCATCATCTATCCCCACCACAACATTTCCGCCAGTTCCAGTATGTCTAGCCGCAAAGGTTAGCTGGTAAGACTTACCAAGAGTCATTCCTGTGCCTAATTGTTCTGTGCACCAGCCATTATCTGTCATTTGGCACAGCAAGCTATAGCTTCCCGTACTATAAATTGTACTACTTGAGGTCATCGTTGAAAGATTAGACCCCCATCCAGTAGTAGCATTAGCCTCAGTACCTCCATCCGAAACAGCGTTGTTTGCCCATGTGTAGAGTTCAGCCCCCAACGTCTGAGCATCGAACATATCACTCCCAAGAGCCTCTGTAGTCGTACCACCACCATCGAAATCCTGAATCCGTGCAAAGGATTGGCTATCGGCAAAGGAAATCCCTGCTACGCCTTTGGAGGTAAAGTCTGCTGCTGTAGGGGTTTGGTTGGTCGTAAGGCCCAGTAGCGTTTCGTCCTCTACGGCTGTCTCGTATCCGTCTGTGGGGATGTAGGAAGTGGGAACGGGGAGTTCTTCAAGCTGTGCGCCCCAAATAATGAGTTCGACTGTAGAGCCGTCACCAGCAATAGTAGCATCTCCACTGTCTTCTGCTACATATATTCTCAGTCCAGGATCGTTTCCTGAGCCATTAGTCAAATCGTCATTCCCAGATATTCTATACCACCCATTTCCAAGACTATCTACAACCAAATCGAGGTCGTCACCAACTCCAATAGTTCCTGTCGATAGATTAAAATAAGAAGTCTCAAGTGTTCCTCCCTCATCACTCATTGATATGGCAACCCAGTTTTTACTGCCTGCTCCATCCTTTACAAATAGACTAAAACTACTTCCTGTTGATGTGACATCTCCTTCTAAAATCGTTGTATAGAAACCATGGCCTCCATTAGTTGAATCAGGAGTAATTGCTGTTGCGGTAGTTCCACCTGCTGGATCAGCAACAAGAGTGTAAGTATCTCCATTATCAAACTCCACCCAACCATTTTCAAAATCTTCACTATACGGAACCATATTTGTACTCTGAGGTTCGACCAGAAGCCAAGCATCAGTGTCGGTTGGATACTCGTACCTATCCTCATCCGCCTCCGCTGTTTGCAGAACCCCACTAGAGTCTATATAAGTCCCAGAAGTGTATCTGGTAAAAGTATCAGCATTGCCTACTGAGTCAGTCATGTCTCCGTTGAGCGGGGCATTGAATACAACAGCACCATAGGCTGTGAATGGAATCAGAAGCAGTATGAGTAAAATCCACTTTTTCATTTTATTCTCCCAACCATTTGACAGGCCAGTATTTGTTACAAGATGCCAGGATGGCATTATCTAGTACAACTCCGTAAGTATCAACAGCTACTTTAGGCGTAACCCACAGTCTTTGCTTGCCCCATCTTGGACATCCCTCGTCCTCACCTGGGGTACAGTCTACAAAGACAGGATAACGAAGAAATCTCTCGGCAATCTTACGGCCAGTGACTCCGCTTCCTTCGGGATAATCGTTCGTATCTTCCCACATTTGCCTGGGAGTACGCCAATACCCTATCCCCTCAATCGGATTCCCGAGAACCCAAGCCTTGGCATCATTCCATTCGTCGGAGTCTTTGTCTACTCGAAGCAAATAAAGCCTCTTAGCGCCTTGCTTGGCAAGAAGCTTCTTATTAACAATAAGATTCCCGCCCAGTTTTGGCCTCCACTTTGTAACCCCCTCCTCCAGATATTCTTCATCTGCACAATAAAGCACCCAGGTTTGAAGATCTCTGGCATAGGCATTAAAGCAAAGCACCAAAAAGACAAAGAGGACAAACAAAGTTCTCATTATCTTGCCTCCATCCAGTAGACGTGAATCTCACCGTTGCAATTGGCGTTGTTTGCTCCGCCTCCAGACTCTTGATCAAAGGTAATGGGCCACTCAAACGTACGATAAGCAATATCTGGCTCCCAGTCTTCTGTATTCGCAGTGTCTAAGGCATCGAGGGCGGTTCCGAATATATTAACTGAGTACTTATCAGTCAATAGAATTTCGTAATTGTCGGCAGGCGCTGTGGCTCCTGGATTTACAATCGCCATAAGCACGTAGCCTGAGGTTCCGTCCATATTGGGTCCGTAATTTGGAGTCTTTGTGGTCTCGTACCACTGACCAGTAAGCTCCACAGCGGTTGTGGTTCCGCCTGCGGCAGCAGTCCAAGTAATCGTGAGCTTGTGAAGCCCTCCCCCGATTTCCTCATCGTGCCAGTAGGTGGATTCTGCGGCCTTGGCTGAGGTAACACCAAGGAGTAAAAGAAGCACAACAAAGGGAATTAAGAGATATCTGAGTGATTTCATTTCTTCCTCCTTCTTACTTTTTAAATTCTTGTCTACTTCCACTTCAAGAAAAGCGATCCGTTTTTCGAGTAAAGTGATTTCGGACACAGAGTTCCTCCAATTTTCACCATTGTAGCACAGAATGAAATAGATGTCAAGTCAAAGTGGACCGTTGCGGGACATTTGACGGATTGTTTCTCAGCACTCGAAATTGGCATAAATGGGGCTGGGGAACGGTAGCCACCAGAGCGGGGTGAGATCTTCAATTCCCCCAAGAACATATATTATATATTAAGCAAAAGTTCAAATAATGAATTTTTCGAGGTGAAGAATTTTTCGAGGTGAAGCCTATAAGGGGAGGCGAAGCCTTTTCACTCCCCTTTGGAATTGAGATTTTGAGTGGTGTAATGAGAGGGCTTTATACGCACCTGGTCAGTTTCCAAATCCCCCAATGGGGTAGTTGCTCTGCTTGTGATTAAATGCCCAAGCAATTACATTCCCGTACTTATTGAAGCCCATGCAAGCCTCGTGCCAAAATGTCCTAGACCGTCAATTCTACCACCCAAAAATTGATTTGTCGGTGGTAGGCTCCTCTATCAAAATTTGTGCCAGTTTTCATTTGTCTCTAGATTTTTTTTTTTTTTTTTTTTTTTTTTTAGAAAAAAAAAACTGCTT